AGCATACAACACTGTGTCTCCTCGACTAGGCTACGTAGCATTGTCATAATCTTGTCGATGTTACGACGTTCGTCCTCACCCTCTAAGCCTGACACCAAGATGGTCAGGTGGTCAATGATAACGAACTTACAATCAAGTGCCTTCACCATGTATCGAACACGTGACATGATTTCATCTGTACCAATTGAACCGAAGTGATCGAAGGCAAACACACGGCCTGTGCCTACGGTTGCCTTCTCGTACTGGTCAAGCTCTTCCTGTGGGATAGTTGCACGTACCTCGTCGATGTACACTCTCTTGTTGGCCTCGACCGACATCAGGTGGAAGATAGTTTGAGGACAGTTTTCTTCAAGAGATACAATGCCGATGTTGTGGTCTGTGCTCTTAAGCAGGTGGTGTTCAAGCTCACGTATGATGCTGGACTTACCTGCACCTGTACCTGCTGTGAATGTAATAAGCTCACCTGTCCTCATGCCATACAGCATGTCGTTCAATCCTTCGTATGGATACGGTACAGTCTGACGATTGTCTGTATCATACAGGCCACTGAAGTTGGCAAGGTTTACAATACCTGCTGGTGTGTAGGGTCGTGACTCCCAGAATGCTTTGGTGAATGCTTCACGTTTGTTGTTCTTCAGATACTCGTTGGCATCCTTGTATGTGAGTGACATAATCTTACACTTGTTAGGCTCGAACACTTGGGCAACACGTTGAGCTGCTGCCTTACCTGCCTCGTCGTTGTCGAAGCATAGCACAATGTTCTCGAACTTGTTTAGGTATTCAAACTGTTCCTTACAGTCCTTCACTGCTGACTGTGCACCGTTACGTACAGATACTACAGGCCACTTGCTACCCATCATTTCGAATGCAGACAGGGCATCAAGCTCACCCTCACATACGGTGATGTACTTACCACCCTGACCAAACAGATGCTGACCAAAGAGTGTACACTTCTGCATAGTACCTTCGGCATTAAAGCTCTTGTTGGCTACGTGCCTGACCTTGTTGGCAGTGTGGCTACCGTTGATGTCGTGGTAAGGATAGAAGTGCTTTCCTCCTTCCTGTGTCACACCATAGTGACGTGCAGTCTCAAGGCTGATTGACCTGTCTTCGATGGCATATGTACCACCCCGACTGAGCATAGCTTGATGTTGGCTTGCTGTTGTTGATGACATGGTATGTACCCTTCTCTCTTCGTTCTTTCCTGTTACACCGTTGTAACTCTCACATGAGAAACAGTATTCACCACCGTCCTCATACACTACATTTGCATCTGATGATGCACACTTGGGGCAAGCCCCTCTGCTTACTACTCTTGGTTTTGTTTCTGACATCTATTCCTCGTTATCTTTTTGTACCCCAATTATCTACGTGGTGATAAAAGTAAGTACCCTGTAATTTATCTTTGTCGTATATCTCAAGCCTACCTAGAGCTAGCTTCGGGTACAACCCCATAGCTTTGGCTAGCCCCTCACGTAGTTCTAGGAACTCATCCACTGACGATCTAGTCGGCAGGTCTTCAACATGTTTAGCAAACTCTTGAATGCTATTCTGATACATTATCTTATACATCTCGTACACTCCTCATTGCTTCGTCCATTGTTAGCTTACGTGGGCTGCTGTTCTGTAGCTTGATAGCTTTCTTTCTGAGCCGTCGTCTAAGTTCTTTTCTAGTCTTCATCTCGATACTCCTGATCTAGTACACTAAAGGAAAAGTTTAACTGGTCACTCACTATCTCTTCGGCCTCTTCCTTAGCCATACGTTTGGCTTCTTTCTGATTGTACCCCTCGTCTAGGTAGGTACGGTACAATTCTCTAAAGATATTCTTTCTATCTTTATCCCATAAGTTCATTGTATCTGTCAATGTATTGATCCTCTATAAAATTGTTGATGTCTTCGATGTCTAGGTTCTCTAGTCTATCCTTGGCAGCAAGCTCTACATACTCACGTATGTGTCTTGGTATTAGGTCGTGGCTGGTGTATCTCATATGTAACTCCTAATGTAATACGTGTTCACTAACTATGAACTCCATGTGAGCAATCTCTGACTGCTCCTCTTCGGTAGCACCAGAAAAGATAAACTCTTTCTGTGTGTATGTCAAGTCTTTTAATGCAGTCGTGACATCTTCACCGTCCTGCCATCGTGTGATTGACTCAAGTGTGACAGGTAAGTCCATCGAACCTAGCTCTCCTGACCACGTGCTATACTTAATTACTTTCATCTTCTTCTATCCTTGCTGTACCACACAACACAATGGCATTGCCGTAGTACTTGTTTAACCAATGCCTGTCCATCTTCTGCAATGCAACTGTGTCGGCTAGGTCTGAGATGACCTTGGATATTTCTGTGTTCTCGTTGTAACCTATCTTCACCTGCTTCTTACTTATGACTAGCTGTTGGTCATGGTTCAACTCAATTATGATTGGGTCGTTTCTTATAAATGCTTTCAGCTCGTCCATCGTGGGTGGTGGTGTAGGACTTTCAATGCACACAGTAATAGGTACATACATATCATTTAACATGGCTGTCATCCCTGTAAAATATGTGCTCATCTATCTGTGTTACCTTGGTCATGTGCTCTGCCCATCTCGGCAGCACATAGGTAGCATGGTAGTGTGTAGATCCCTCAAGATACGAACCTGTCCACCCATTCATTACGATTGTGGCATTGTTCATAGCTTCCTCATAGGCTTTCAAGTCTCTTGGTGTGTCTGATTTGTAGTCACAATACCAACTGAATGCACAGCTATACTTTCGTGGGTTGCCTCGTGTGTCAAGCTGTGCCTGATATATTACATCACACACATCATTCGGGTACTTGTTTGAGTATACCCTGTTCATTACCACCTGACCTACGGCTAGCTGTGCTATCCTGCTCTCTGATCTGGCCTCGTGGTAGATGTTCAGTGCCATACAAACTAATGTTTCTGTAATCATAATTGCTACTCACTTCTAATCGTTCCAGATACGTTCGTGCTCATACTCTTTACCAATCTTGTTTCGTTCCCACTGCTTGTTCTTTGTCTTACCTGTCACAGCAAAGTAACCCTTTCGTTTCTCTGTGTAATTCCAATCACTTACTACGTTATCTTCATGCCATTTCTTAATCATTTGTGGGCTATGGTTCTTACTCATCTGCTTTTTTATCCCTGTTGTTTACTACTAGCTTCAGCCAGTCTGGTTTATTTGATCTGCTTTCCTGTAGCTTTAGTGCTGCCAGTTCTTCCTCACGATCTTCATAGATTACATTGATGCCGTCTTCGTATAGGAAGTCTAGCTGTGCCTCTTCTCCAATCAGAGGCCGTACAAGTATGTACTCTAGCCACTCCTCTGGCATTGCATCCTCACCTATGAATGGATACCAAGGCATGTTCACTATTTCCTGTGGATCTTCTTTATCTGTTTCGATTACGAATACTAATTCGAACCTCATGTTCTATTCCTTTATAAATTTATAGACATTGATTACTGTGTTGAGCCACACCCCTAGTAGAATTAATAACTCTACTAGGGAAATTGTTACTGGTATGCTTTCCATGTGCATCATGTCTCCTCAATCATATTGACTGTCAAGACATCGTCAGGTTCTTCGTGAAAGATTACTTCAAACTTACGAGCAACATGTGTACCTATCGGACACCACTCAACTTGTTTAGCTACGTCCTCTAAGGTAGACATACAGTCTACACTATCTCCTTCTTCATTACAACCTAAAACTAGGCCATACCCTGCTAATGGTTGGGTATAGTTACCCAACTTAAAGAACCGTTGGTCATCTACAAACAGCCCCTCGTCATCTACAAACACACTATCTGTAGACATGTCGTCGAAGTATACTGTTGCAAATATGTCACACTTTAGTAATGTTCGGATGTCTTTCCAGTCACCAGAGTAATCAATTTCTTGTACCGTTTCCATGAACGGGTCTATAAGCAATGCTTTCATGTCTATTTCTCCTTTGTAATTCTGTCTAAGTTATTTACTGTGTCGTAGGCTAGGTGTTCTATCATAAGCCATACAGTCTCAGGTTCGTGTAGTTCGTAGTCTTCACATATGTAATCATCTATGAACTTGTTTACCTCTTCCTCTGATAGCTCATCAAAGTTATCAGGAAACTCACGAATAAGAAAGTGTCCACTTGCCCATTGAATAGCTTCTGTTGAGGGTAAAAATTTATTAGATTTCATGTCGTGTTCCTTTGTTTTCAAATTCGTTTTCAAGCCGTTCAAGAAGACAAAAAGTATACACTATGTGTCCAGCTACTAGTTCTGTAAGTTCTTCTACGGCTAACTCATAGGTGGGGTGTCTTTCTGCTAGCTCATACAAGCAGGGTACGGTGTGTACTTCGTTCATCTTATTAGTAGCCACACCGAAAATGCCCATGTCAGGTTCTTCGAACTCCATAGTGAAAGCAAAGTCTTTGTTCTTTGCACCAGTTTGTAGTGCCTTGATAGGTGGTGACCAAGCAGTATCACAGTCGAATTCAAGGCTACCTAATGACTTTTGGTAGTGCTTAATTTCTACCGTTTCTGGTGAGACATCCCACTTTGTACCCCAATTATCTACACTCCACCGATACCTGCCCTCTAGTGGGTCTTTCGGCCTAGGTGCAAGGTAGTTTAATAGGTAGCCATTAACAAGATGATTGTAGATTTCTTCTAATAACTCTGTATCTGTCGTTCTAATATTTATATTATTTCTACACCAATTAGGCATTGTCATCCCCCTGACCAAACAGATGCTGACCAAACTCCAATTCTGCCAATTGCAATACTCGTATTGCTTCCTTCCTTGCCTTCCAAGCATCCTCAAACATGATGGGAAACTTTGTTTGATCTATAAATATAACATCTTGGGCAAGCTCTCGTAGCACAGATGCACTTACCATAACTTTCTTTTCTTCGTAGTCCATTTTATATTCCTTTGTATCTATTAATATAATCTGTTAGTTTCAACTTAAAACTAAGCTGTTTGCTGATGTCTGTACTCCACAATCCTTGTTCGTCTTCAAAGCATTCATACATAACAACAGCTAACTCATCCTTCGGATAAAATGTATATACATTAATATCAAAGACCCTTCCTGTACGGCAACATCTCTCTTCGAACCATTCATCTAAGTCTTCTGACCATTCATCTAAGTCTTCTACAGTTTCTTCGTTTAATTTTAACTCGTCTAATAGTTTACCTACTAGCATTATCAAATTTAGGTTTTGTGTTGAGTGCCTTGAGAGCATGTGTATTAGTTCATCTTCTTTTGTAAAGGATAACGAACAACTGTAATCGTAAATCATTTTATATTCCTTTATGTAGTTCGAAAGAACTTACCTATAGTGCTCTCACTAAAAGCTGTCACATCTGCGATGCCTAATTCCAAATCCTCGTATAAGCTTTCGGCAAATTCTAGGCTATCCCATACGGATACCGTACCGAAATGTTCATGCACGATTGCATAGGCTGGCTCATTATATTGATCCGACATGTTAACAATTTTATATATATTTGTAGTCATTACAATTCCCCTTTAGTTTTTTCGTAGTAGTAATGGCTAAACATTCTTATGGTGTAGTCGTAATATTGATCCGATAAGGTAACAATTTTATATACATTTGTAGTCATTACAATTCTCCTTGTATTTCCACCTTAAAACTAAGCTCTCTGTTGAAGTCTGTAATCCAGTCTCCTTGTTCGTCTTCAAAGCATTCATACATATGAGCAACTAAACCCACTTTAAGACATTTTATTTCACTGGCCTCTGGCAATCCAAACCGATATACTTCACATACATTAATATCAAAGACCCTTCCTGTACGAAGCTCTTCAATTTCGTACCACTCATCGAATGGGTCAATGGGATATTCTTTATAGTTTAATTCATTCAAGTTTAACTCTTCAAATAGTTTATCTTTAAGCATTTTCACATGCACTAGTTCATCCATGCATGTAAATGATAACGAACAATTGTACTCGGAATAGGAACGTCTATGTTTGTCAAGCATTGTATATATCTTTCCTTGTCAAAAAAATCTTTATGATTGTATCATGGATAGTGTAAGATGTAAAGTCCTACACCACCCATAATAATAATAATTATTCAACCTTGGCAATCAAGCCGTCTTTCATTGCTACTAATGCAAAGAACTCACGTCCTAATCCTGTAATGTGTGGCCTGTTTGCAACTACAAGTGAACCGTTTGGCCTATATTCTTGACCAAACATACTCGTTTCAATGTACTTTAATGGTTCACCTATTTTAGTTTTAAGCTCTTTTTTTGATGGATATACTGCTACTAATGTCATGATATTTTCTCCTTATGTTGTGGTTAAGTATAGTCCGATTATAAAAATTGTAAACACTGCATAGAATGCAACCAGAGTAAACCTCACTGCTACTAATGTCATGGTATTATTCCTTATGTTGTGGTTAAGTATAGTCCGATTATAAAAATTGTAAACACTGCATAGAATACAGCCATTGCTTTTAATAGTCCTAGTATCATTTTAATCCTCATATTCTATATGATAAACTTCTACGTCTTCTAGGTCGTTGTCGTCATAGTAATCTGTCACGTCCAACATGCCGTCGTCGTAACGTGCCATCTCATTGGCATCAAGGTGCACAGTATAGGTATGTATAACCGTTAGTGTACCTGCTCTGCTAATTCTTTTAGCCATCTTAAAATTCCTTTATGTTAAGTGTATTATCTATATAGATCGTAAGAACCTACGTTCAGAGATACTATCA